ATTCCTTTATTTGGGTCATTAGTTATTTCCTCTTCACCAAATTCATTTGTAAAAGTATATTCCATGTTCATTGGAATAACAGCCATTGCTGTACCATCATCTTCTATAACACCTGGATTAAAATACTCTAATTCGGGATATAATGTTGTTCCATTTGAACCATAAACTTTATTACCTGTATATCTAACTCCTTCAATTTTACCGCCACTAGTTTGTAAATTACATTTGTACCCGGTGTTCATTCTAATAACACCAGTTTTCTTTACCGCATCCGAATTATTATCGGTTACAGATGAAATTAAAATTAATGATATTGGTTCTACCTTAACTCCTTTATCGGATAAATCAAAATCTACTCTTGATATACCTATTTCACATAAATCTTGATTTCCCCAAAACGGAAAGACTTCAATCTTTTTGTTGAATGCAACAATTTGTTCTAATCCATCTAAATCTTCATCGGATTTAAAATTATAAAATCTGTCAAATTTTTTCTCATCAACTCCTTGTCTAATAAAATCATATGGTCTAATTGAAAAACATCCCATATCTGACAAGTCAACTTCAGCATGAATTGTTTGTTCACCTAAAGGAACTCCCCAAATCATGAAGTCACCAGCACTATTGGTTTTCACAGTATAATTGTAATAAGTTTCATAAACTTCTAAAACCTCTTCTCTTGATAATATTTCTTGTTGGTCGAAGAATGTACCCGTTGGTACGTGTCCTCCGTGTTGTTTTCTTGATGGTAATAAGTTATATCGATATCCTTCATCGTTTTTATCACCAACCGATGTGTAAGGATATAATGCTGATATAACAGGGTCTGTGGAATCTGTATCCTTTTGTGGTACAAAAACAGAAACTTTAACATTAGGTATACCTAATCCGTTATTTGCTGTAACTCTACCACAAACCACACCATAGTCTGAGCATAATGATGTATATGCCTGTTGTTGAGTGAATTTTAATGATAAAACCTCCAATAGGTCGTAGTCTTGTTTTAACTCAACCGTGACTCTTTGGTCCTTCCCAATATTTGTTGAAATTCTATGTTTTTGCATTGTTCTTATAATAAATAGAAAGCATGAGATTTTCTACTATTATAACGAAAAAACATTTTAGTATGTAGTCGTTCCTAAAGATTTAGTTCTTACCTTGATATCTACATTTGGGAATCTAATTTGGAAAATTTGATTAGACTTCATGAATATCGTTAAATCGGTTTGTGTGATTAAACCTGTTGTCGCGTTTACATCTTGTGAAACCTCAGAACTTGAGTAATTTCCTCCTTTTTTATTGAAAACTCTTATATCAACAACGTTTACAACTCCTGAAACCGCGCCAATTTCTCTCATTAAATCTCCAACGAATAATGGGTCACCCATTTTACGCTTTTCAATTGCAAAAAATTCTATGGTGTTTTGGATTGTTGTTTTTAGAATATCACTCGTTTTTTCATTCTTATCAACAATTAAATCGATTTCTAATCCTAAATCGATTACTTGTCCACTTGTGATATCAATATAATCATTTATCATTCTATATTCAGAAAGATAATTTAAAATGTTGTTTTTCAATGTGTTAGAAACAATATCAGTTAAATTACCGTTTTCATCATATGATAAAAGTTTAATTTTAACCTTGTTATCTTCTTCCATTACATTAACCTTAGCAGGTGCTCCATATGTGGATGGCATCGTTTCAATTAATGATTTATAGTCATTTAAGGTTACCGCTCTATCTTGTGCTGAAAAATTGTAAGCGACCATGTTTCTCAATTCTTCTATGGACGGTTGGTCTGCTCCACCTATTGCCGCAGTAACATTAGTTACCCTTAACGATTGTTGTACTTGTGAGTTAAAGTTCTCATTTGGACCGTTAACATCAAATTCAACGTCATCTACACTTGTTATAACATTAACCCCTAAATTTGAGTCTTTACCACCGCCAATTCGATATTTGATGAATAATGTGGTGTTAGCCTTTGGTACGGAACCTAATGACATGTTATTTAGATATGTTGCTAAATTAACCTTTAAAGAACCGTTCATATAGTTATCTAAGTTGTCCAATGGGTTAACTGTTCCTGAACCAAATGTTATTGAGAAATAACTTTCAGGTGTGTATTCTGTAACAAATTTGTTACTAACATCAATATATTTTCCCGCTTTAAAATTATCCGAATCTGATGCGGCGGTTGGGTCTGGTATAAAAACTTTATCTTGTATTAATGTTTTTACCTCATACCATTTGTTTGCATTATTTGTAAATTCTGAAGATGATGGATTTGCACCAAACGAAGTACCGTCTTTATGGATAATTGATGTTACTCCTAATACATCTTGTTCAGGTAAATAAAGTTTAAGGAATGGTTTTTGGTCTAATTCTGAAATAACTCTTCTATAAATTCTTGTAACACCATTAACTACAGGTTCTCTTTTTGTAATTGTATATGAGATTAATTTATTATTGTTATCAAAATTAGGTATTTTAAGCCTGTTTGGTTCTCCTCTACTATTAAATGGGTCAGAAAAATCAATGTCTTCTAATGTTTCAAAAATCTGTCCTCCACCTGAAACTTGAGCTCCTGCTTTAACAACTCCCAAATATCTATCATCTTCTTTATCTCCTCTCACGGGTACGTTAATAGAAAAATCACATAAAGAAACGGACGGTCTATTACCCGGTATTTTAATACCATAAGTTTTTGCAATATGAAATAACGATTGTCTTTGTTGAGCAAAATCCAACATAGTTTCTTGCCAAACTCTATCAATATGAAAGTGTAGGTTATCGGCAACCGCAGCGTTTAAATCTAACAATACAGAGAATATCGACGCATCATTGGTATTCTTAACCAAATCAGGATAGTACTCTTTTGTTAAATTCACTAATTCTTGTCTAAGTCCCGCAAAATCTCTGGTTGCGTATGATATCTTTTTTCCCATTTTAAATGTTTAATATTATAAAGTCTGAAGACGAAAAGGCTCCGTTATTAACTGTGTATTCAATTTTTACTTTAGCGGTGTATGGTTTATTGGTGCTGTCTGAAACCCTAAAAAGTCTTTCGTCTTCATCAGAAGAAAATGTTCTCACGTTATCAGGATCATCTTCTGCAGATATCACTTCAAGATTTGTTATATCTAAATTAGGTATGTATCTTTTTACCGATTCTCTAATTTCTTCTTCAATTAAGTTCCAAGTTACCATATCATTTTGATCGAATATAAATTGATATAATCTTGTACCAAAATCAGGTAAGAAATAACGACTACCTCTTTTTGTTAATAATAGGTGTATTAGATTGGCTCTAACTTCCCTATCGGGTGCTGAAGTCATCTTTAAATAACTACCCTCTAAACTGTCTCTAAAAGGAAAATCAATTCCGTATTTTACCGCCATACCAATAAATATAAACTATTATAAAATGGTAATAAATAAAAAACCCAGCCGAAGCTGGGTTAATTTAGTGTCTTGATATTCGTCCCTCTTTATTCTCAAAACATAGAAGTTTAAAAATACAATTGAGGGGGTCTTCCATTTATCTTTACGAACCACACCCTTCACACTCAAAAGGTGAGTCTGTTGGTCTTTCCGATGTCATCACTAATTCAGGTGTATTTTCACTGATGATTTGATTATTTGTTGGTGTTACCACCGTATTCACCGTTTGTGGTTGTTCTACTGGTTTAGTTGTTGACATATCTATACCTAAACCTTTTAAAGCATCAACCGCAGAACGAGTTCTTAAGTAATACATACCAGTTTTTAATCCTAATTTCCATCCGAATAGATGTGCAGCAAGTAATTTTGCTTTAGTTGCGTCAGCAATAAACAAATTCAATGATTGTGATTGGTCGATAAAAATACTTCTATTTGCGGCCATTTGAAGAATCCTCTTTTGAGACATTTCCCAAACAGTTTTATAAACTTCTTTCATTTGTGTTGGGATTTCTGGAATATTTTGAACTGACCCGTTTTCCATGATTAGTTTCTTTTTAATATCCTCATTCCACATACCTAATTTAAGTAAATCATTAACCAAGTGTTTGTTAATCATAATGAACTCACCACTTAATGTTCTACGAGAATATAAGTTAGTTGTGAATGGTTCAAACGCTTCGTTGTTACCTAAAATTTGTGCAGTTGATGCTGTTGGCATTGGTGCAACTAATAATGAGTTTCTAACTCCGTAATTTACAACTTCTTTTCTTAATGACTTCCAATCCCAACGACCTGATAATTCTTTGTCTTTTTTACCCCACATTTCAAATTGGAAAATACCTTTTTCTATTGGTGAACCTGAAATAGATTCGTATGGGCCAACTTCTTTTGATAAATCTTTTGAAGATGTTAATGCCGCAAAATATATTGTTTCAAAAATATCTGTCTGTAATGTATCCGCTTCATCAGATTCAAATGGTAAACCCAATAAACAGAATACATCGGCTAAACCTTGAATACCTAAACCAACTGGTCTGTGTTTAAAGTTTGAACGTTTTGTTTCTTCTGTAGGATAGAAATTTAAATCAATAACATTGTTTAAGTTTCTTACAACTTGATATACCGAACTATATAACACATCATGTGAGAATTCACCATTTATGATAAATTTTGGTAACGCTAATGATGCTAAATTACAAACAGCCTGTTCAGTTGGTGAACTATACTCAATAATCTCAGTACATAAATTTGATGATTTAATTGTACCTAAATTCTTTTGGTTTGATTTATAGTTAGCTGGGTCCTTGTACAACATATAAGGAGTTCCAGTTTCAATTTGAGCAGTTAAAATTGCATCCATCAATTTTCTTGCTTTAACTACTTTTCTACCAACACCTTGTTGTTCATATGATTCATACAAACGAGTAAATGTTTTTTCTTCAGGTGTATCGTAAACATCTGATAAACCAGGAGCTTCGTCAGGTGAGAATAATGTCCAATCACCATCTTGTTCAACTCGTTGCATAAACAAATCAGGAGTCCACATAGCTAAGAATAAATCTCTCGCTCTCATTTCTTCTTTACCGTGATTCTTTCTTAAATCAATGAATTCCATAACATCAGCGTGCCATGGTTCTAAATAAATTGCAAAAGAACCTTTACGTTTTCCTCCTTGATTAATCCAACGAGCAA